GTCATATTTTCCGCCTGAGTTTTTTTGTTTGCTTGCATTTCATTCCCGCCGGCGATAATCTCACGGCGGGGATAATCTCACTTTCAAAAACGGAGTACACATGAGCGACGACACAAACGAAATCGAAAACGCAGCTGGCAGAATCGCGCTGCAGATGCCGACAGCCACCACGGGCTACGGCTTTGCCTGGGAGACCCTGATCGTGCCGGTGGTGAGCCAGTTGTTGAACTGCCTCTTCCATAATGACGATGTGACACCGCAGCAGGTGCAGTCACGAGTGCAGACGATGCAGGCGCGCAACCCGCAGCGACTGCAGCGGCGAGCGACCAACAGTGCACTGCAGACAGCACGACGCGCCGGCCACAAGATCACCAGACTGGAGGCCGAGCAGATTGCCAAAGCGGCAATCGATGAATGTCTCCTCGCCCCAGCCAAGGCGGTCGAGTCTGCGGGCTTCGCAGCTCAGTCACTGGACACAGGCGACGACACATGACATCGCTGCTCTCCCTCTGTCTGCTGCTGCTGCTCGACGACCCGGCTCTGGTCTTTCCAACGCCAGCTCCAGCAGTCACTCCGCAGCCACAGGACGTGGCGCCGGGCCCCATACGGATTCAGCCCGAGGAGTGGCTGCTGGTCAGCGGAAAGCGCCAGTGTCTGCTGATCGCGATCCCGGAGGGTGTGGTCAGCATCACAGAGCAGCAGTTGCAGGCAGGGGAGACGGCAGTCTATCGCGGCAGATTTGCCGGCGGCAACGGGCAGATTGTGACACGTCGGATCTCTGATCCGTGGATCTACGCAATCGAGCCTCAAGCCCCCGGCAATGTCACTCTGGTGGTGGTGCCATACGGATTCACCGACCCAGCAGAGCGGCAGATCGTGCAGCTGGTGGTCGATGGCTCTGGCCCTAATCCTCCCCCCGGGCCGGGGCCATCGCCACCACAGCCACCACAGCCGGCAGACGCGGATCTGCGTGTGCTGCTGCTGGTGGATCAGGACGCGCCGCCGGCGGCATTGCAGGCGGTCAACTCGCAGGCGGTGAGGCAGTGGCTGGATGGCAACTGTGTGCAGGATGCAGGCAGAGCAGAGTGGAGGCTCTGGGATCGGTCGGCGATCGAGTCAGACGGACTTGATTCAGCGCCGCCGATCTGGCGAAAGCTTTGGCAGGACGTCAAAGCGGATTTGGGTGATGGACCACAAGCGGTGATTGTTCGTGGAACGGACGCCACGGTCGTCCCGATCGAGTCGCAGCCACAGCTGCTGCAGGCTCTCAAGCAGGCGAGGGGGCAGTGATGAGCGATCGTAAAGTGAAAATCAGGCTGGGCACAAAACTCTATCTAAGCCTAGAGACTATCGTCGATGGTAAGCCGCAGAAAATTGCGTGCGATGCGATCATAACAATGCACCATCTGGAAATGCTGCAGGACCGCAAAGGCCCTCGGCTTGTCGGCCTGGCTCTCTGTGATGTCCAATGCCTCCAGTCAGCGGAGCCCACAGTATGAGCAGCAGCAAGATCCCAGCAGGCGCGATCATCATCGACGACGCAACGCCCGATTCAGTCTGGGCCGGAGGGTTTCGAGGCCTCGAGCTGAGCGAGCGACCAAACGCCGGCGGCTTTGGCTATGGCGCATCGGCCATGCCATACCCATCCTCGATGCGCACCATGACCATGGCCGAGATCAAGGCCAGCATCCGCGACGCTGAAAAATACAAGAGCCGGATCTCCGACATGATCCGCCAGCACGACTGGGGCTGCAAAGACCAAGGGCAAACCAACTACTGCTGGGCATTCGCGACGGTCTACTGCCTCGAGCTCGCAATACTCCGGGCCAATCAGACGCCAGTGAGGCTGAGCCCCGCATCGGTGGCCGCACAGATCAAGGGCTACAGGAACGTCGGCGGCTGGGGTGGCGACGCCCTCAAGTGGCTACGGGAGCACGGTGCAGTCCCTCAGCAGTACTGGCCGGAGCGGGCCATCGAGCGACGCTACGCCACGCAGGGCAACCAGCTGGCGGCCCGCAAGTATCGGGCGACGGACTGGATCGAGGTGCAGCCGAAGAACATGATGCAGGCGGCGACCATGGTGCTGTCGGGCTACCCGATCTCCGCCGGCTTTAACTGGTGGGGCCATCAGGTCACGATCGTCGACGCCCTGATCCTCGACGGCGAGCTCTGCTGGGGCATCGTCAACAGCTGGGGCCCGACATGGGGCGACAAGGGCTACGGAGTTTTGCGAGGACGGAAAGCGGTGTTTGATGATGCAGTCTGTCCAATTGCGGGGGTAGCACAATGATCGCAGCAGTCGCAGCCCTTGCCCTTTTGATCGCGGACGAATGGCGATTCCGTGTGTCGGTCGCACAGCCACAGCCGGCACCATTCGAGGAGCAGACAGACGACTACTACGCTGTGCTGTTCACTGCCAGCTGGTGCGGGCCCTGCCAGCGATACAAGGCCAACACGCTCCCGCAGGTCGAGCAGCTGGTGAGTGTCACACAGACCGACATGGATAAGAGCCCCGAGTATTGGCGAGCCCGTGTGGTACAATCCGGAGGCAAGCCGGTCACGGTGCCGGCGGTGACATCCATTCCGACAGTGTGGCTGGTGCGAAAATCTGACAGGATGCCGGTGGCACGATGGCGAGGCGGCGCAACACCAGCACAGATCGCGGCGGAGCTCAAGAGGCTCCGGGGCCAGTGAGCACGGCCACAGCTCCACGCAAACGGCGAGCAGCGGCCCCGCGCTCAGCGGATGAGGTGCGCGACCGGGCGACCGCAGCCTATGAACGACTCAAGGCCAAGGCGGCTGAGCGGTCCAAGCAGGTCAGCAGTTCGGCCCGAGACATCGGCGACATCCCGCCAGTGGGCGACCCGGTTCTGCGCGAGGCGTGTGAGGCGGATCTCAGGACGTTCCTCGAGCGATGTTTCCCGCAGGCCTTCAGGTTGGGCTGGTGTGATGATCATCTGGTGCTGATTGAGGAGTTGCAGCGGGTCATCGAGCGGGGTGGATTTCGGGCTGTCGGTATGCCACGAGGGACCGGCAAGAGCACGATCATTATGCGGGCGATGATTTGGGCTATCGTCCGGCGGCTGCATCCATTCTCGATGATCGCGGCGGCCAACGCGGGCAAGGCGGAAAAGCTGCTCAGAGACATCGTCACAGAGTGGTCGCACAATCCCATGCTTTACGACTTGTGGCCCGAGGTGGCCTACCCAATCCGAAAGCTCGAGGGGATCAGCAACCGAGCCAAAGGCCAGTTGTATCGCGGCCAAAACACCAACATTCAGATCAGCACAAAGACGGCAGTATTCGCCACGCTCGACGGATTCCCCGGCACGGGTGCGATCGTCACAGCCAGCGGCCTAATGGAGGCGGTGCGCGGTGCGCTGCACACACTGCCAGACGGTCGAGTCATTCGGCCCAGCATGTTATTGTGCGACGACTTCCAGACAAGGGAGTCGGCCCTGTCCGCCATCCAATGCCATGGGCGCACGGAAGTCATTCAGAACGACCTCGTGGGAATGCGTGGCCCGGACACGCCATTCTGTGCGCTGGTGACGTGCACCGTCATCAGGTCCGACGACGCAGCCGACAGACTGCTCAATCGCGAGATCAACCCCGACTGGTGCGGCATACGGCGGGCCTTTATCCGCAAGATGCCAGATGACGCGGCCATGCAGCTGTGGTCGCAGTATGGGGACATCCGAGCGGCATCGCTCCGGGAGCATGGCGACATCCGCGACGCGACCCGGTTCTATCGGGAGCATCGGGCGGCCATGGACTCCGGCAGTGAGGTGGCGTGGCCGGCACGGTACAGCGCGAGCAGCGGCGAGATCTCGGCTTTGCAGCATGGGATGGAGTGGTACTATCGCAGCCGGTCGGGGTTCTTCAGCGAGCTGCAGAACGAGCCACAGAAGGACGAGAACGAATCGAGGACATGGCTCACGGCTCAGGACATCGCCGACAGCCGGCGGGTGAAGCTGCCTCGAGGCGTGGCCCCGAAGGGCTATCACAAGCTGGTGGCCATGGTGGACGTCCAGCAGACTCTGCTGTACTACACCGTGGCGGCGGCCCGCGAGGATGGCTCGCTGCATGTCATGCGCTACGGCACATACCCGGAGCAGGACGACCCATACTTCACCCTCAAAGAAGCGAGGCGAAAGCTGTCGCATCGCTACCCGCAAGCCGGCGACATGGCGGCCCTCAGTCAGGGGATTACAGAGTTCTGTGAGTGGCTCTTTGCTCAGGACTGGCGAAGCGAGGACGGCGGCCACATGACGCCCGAGCTGGTGGCGTTTGATGCCCGATGGAAAACCGATTTGGTGAAATCCGCCCTCAGTCGCAGCAACCATCGGCAGCAGCTGCTGGCATACATGGGCCAGAGCTATCGGGCGGCTGACAAGCCGATCAGTGAACGCAAATATGACCCCGGCAGCAGAGTCGGCCTCGGCTGGGTGATCGTCAAGCGCAAGGCAGCCGGAGACATCCGCAACTGTCTCTCAGACGTGAACTATTGGAAGACGGCATTCCACGACCAGATGGCTGTGAGGATCGGCCACGCCGGGGCCATTACGCTCTACGACGGGATGCATCGGTTGTACTCGGAGCATCTCACAAGCGAGTATGCTACCCAGACCGAGGGCCGAGGCCGGACGGTGATGGAATGGCGGCTGAGGGTCGGGGCGGAGAATCACTGGCTGGACAGCTCGGTCGGCTGTCTGGTGCTGGCCTCTGTGCTCGGCTGTAATGTGCCAGAGGTCAGTGAGGCAACCGAACAGAAGCGGCGGCGGCGAGTTAAACGCAGAACGGAGGTAAGGACATGAGTGAGGGAAAACCAGGGCGACCCAAGGGCAGCAAAACACGGGACCGTGTAGTCGTGGATGTGAGAGTCTCACACTGCCCCACATGCCAGAGCACAGAGCGGGCCGAGTACAGCGACGCGCCGCAGCGGATCGACGGCGATGGCATCAGCCCTGAGGGCAGACCCTACACGGCGGTGCTGCTGCGGCGTACCAGCTGCCTCAACTGCGGCCAGTACCGAGTGGATCGATCGTATATCTGCGAGCTGAAATCGGCCGATCCTGTTTCACCCGTTGACGACTGAGCAGGCGGCCCGCAGACTGCGGGCATGAGTGAAACAACCGCCCAGAAAATCGCCCGGCTCCGCGACCTGCTGCAAAGCGGCGTTACGTCAGACAGTCGCGACGGTGCATCGACGTCCTTCGATCTGGACACCGTGCGCCGTGAGCTGCAGCGGCTCGAGGAGCAGACCGGGGCGAGGCCTCGACGGTCGCGCGTCATCAACGTCGTAATGAGCCGGAGGTGATGCGATGAGCACTGCCAGCCCCGGCGCGACGGACACCACCTATCAGGCCCTCAACCCCGGCAATCGCCGGCGGTCCGCCACAGCCAAGGTGCGGCTCGAGGACTCGCTGCTGAACGATCGGCGGCGTGAGGCTCTCGCAGCCAACGCCTTGGACGTGTGGCGAAATATGGGGCTGCTGGCATGGGCTATTCGCCGCACGCTGGACTACTGCTGCCTGTGGGACTTCCAGCCACGGACCGGCGATCGCGGCCTTGACGTGGCGCTCAAGCAGCTGATGGCACGGGACACGGAGCCCGAGGCCATCGACACCTACGGGCGCATGGATTGGGACGACATCCGCAGGGTGGCTGAAGCGCAGAAGCTGCTGGCCGGCGATTGTTTTCTGATCAAACAGAGCGACTGGACTTTGCAGCTGATCGAGGGTGCATTCTGCCGGTCGCCAGCCTACGGACGCAACGACCAGAAGCAGTGGCTCAACGGGGCCAAGCTCCGTAGTGGTCGAGTCGTCGCCTGGAACTTTGCCGAGGAGGATCCGCTCACGGGGACACGCGGCGACAGGATCATCCGTCAGAGCAATGTCTGGCAGCACTGCCAGTTTGAAGGCAGGCCCAACCAGATCCGCCCACAGTCTCCAATCGTCGCAGCGCTGAATGAGTTCAGGGACGTCGATGAGACATTCGACCACATGAGAGCCAAGATCAAGCTCGATCAATTGTTCGGGATCGCATTCAGTCGAAAGCCGGAGTCGGAGGCCTTCGACTCGGACAACGACGCAGACGGCTCGCAGGACGCATCGGCCCGTGTGCTCGATTTCGGCCAAGGTCCGGCGGTGTTTGATTTGGACGAGGGCGAGGATGTCAAGGCCATCGAGTCGGGCAACCCGGCCAGCCAAACGCAGGACTTTCTGAAGCTCTGTCTACAGATCGCGTTGAAGTCGCTGGACTTGCCCTACTCATTCTTCGACGAAAGCTGGACCAACTACAGTGGCTCACGTGGCGCGTGGAATCTCTTTGAGCGAGCTTGCCACGCCAGACGCAAGACACAGGAGCGACTGCACAAGCGGCTGACCCAGTGGCTGCTGCTCAAATGGGCCTTGCCGACGGACTTCGGCGGCACTGGCGAGATCAGCCTACCCGGTGGCCAGCTGGTCTCTGATCTGCAGTGGCGATGGGTCCCACGCGGCATCGCATTCTGGAAGCCGCAAGAAGAGCTCGACGTGGCACTGCGGTCAGTCGCTGCGGGTCTCCAGTCGATGCAGGACGTATGTGACACGTGGGGCTTCGGTGACTATTTGGACAACTGCCGAGAGATCGCTAAGGAACGCGAGGAGCTCGCATCCCTCGGCTATCTGCAGACATGGAGTAACGCGGCGATGGTTAAGCTGGAGGCGGTGCAATGAATCGCGGATGGCAGATCGATATGCGGTGGCTGCAGGCCTACGAGCACAGAATGGCAACCAAGGCTGGCAGGCCCCGGAGCGACATGGACCCGGAGCGAATCGACGACCGCATCTACGATATGTGGGCGGAGATGCTCGGCTTTCAAGACAGCACGCCAGTCAGCTACACCGAGGACGGCATCGCGGTCGTCTCGATTGTCGGTCCGCTTTTTAAGGGTAAAAGCAGCCCGTTCCGGTCGAACTACGCCAGCATCCTCGAAGGTCTTGAGGAACTGCTCGAACTGCCTCCCCGCGCTGTCGTGCTCAAGATCGACAGCCCCGGCGGCGTGGTTGATGGCGGCACGGCTGTCGTCGATGCCGTGAATGAACTGGCCCAGAAAACGCTGGTAGTGGCCTCGGTGAACGGCTGCGGCTGCTCGATGGCCTATCGCATCGCATCGCAGGCTGGCAGCATCTGGGCCAGCAAGGACAGCGAGGTCGGATCGATCGGCACATACTGGCAGGTGATCGACTATAGCAAGGCCTACGCAGAGGCGGGCCTTCGGTCGGTGCTGCTGACCAGCGGAGCCTACAAAGGCATCGCGACGCCAGGCGAAGAGATCACGCCGGACCAGCAGGCATTCCTGCAGGGCAAGGTGGACGAAATGAACGCCCGATTTCTGGCCGATGTGGCCAGCGGTCGGAGCATGACGAGTGAGCAGGTGGCCGCCGTCTCTGACGGTCGGTGGTGGTCGGCAGCCGAAGCTGTCGGCCTCGGTTTGGTGGATCAGATCGGCGGTCTCGAGGACGTTCTCGCAGCCATCCGGTCACAGCAAGGACAGGAAAGCATGAGCAAGCAGACGCTGCAGCCAGCGGCGGCAGGGGAGCAGCCAGCAGCTGCAGCGGCAGAGGTGCCGGTGACAGTGCAGGAGGCACCAACGCGACCGGATCTGGCGGCCTTTATGACAGCCTTCGGTGATGCCGAGGGCGCCAGGATGTATCGAGACGGCCTCGATTTCCACGCAGCCCAGGCTTCGCATCTGCAGACGCTGCAGGGCACGATTCAGGATCTGCGGGCTGAGCTGGCCCAGCTCAAGCAGCAGGCGGCCAGCATGGCCGAGGCAGTCAAAGGTGAAACGACGCCGGTGGCGATTGGTGGCACGGTGCCACGCAGTCTGTCTGAGGCATTCCGAGGCAAGAGGAATTGAGGAGTAGACGATCATGGCTGACACACTGACCACACTGGCGGAACTGATTCTGTTCAATTCGCTCGATGTGAACCCCGCCGAAATCACAAACATTCTCAACGGCGCTCCAGCGCTGTCTGCGATGCATGCGATGCAGTCGAGCAATGGCACGCTGCACAAGTACAACATTGAGACCGGCGCTCCCGTGGTCGGGTTCCGCGCTGTGAATGACGGTGCTGACTACACCGCAGGCACAAGCACGCAGACGACCGTCACCCTCAAGTATCTCGATGCCAAGGTGATCGAGGACTCAGCAGAGTGCAAGGCGTACAAGGGCGGCGCCACCGCATGGATGGATCATCGCACAGCACGCCAGTTGCGTCAGGCGTTGTTTACGCTTGAAAAGCAGATCTGGTACGGCACTGTCCATGGTGACGCGAGCGGCTTCAGCGGTATTGCCAACGACGCCAACTACAACAACGCTTCGGACGGCCAGGTCGTCAACGCTGGCGGCACGACTGCTGCGACTGGATCATCTGTGTTCCTGATTGCCAGCACGCCAGATGATGCTGCATTCGCCCTGGTTGGTGCTGGCGATCCTCAGATCAGCGCGCCCAACATCAACTTCACGATTGGCGACATCTTCGAGAGCCTGGTGCTCGGAGCCAACTCAAAGAGCATGGTGGCCATGGTGCGAGATGCGGGCGGCCATCTCGGCGTGCAGGTCGGCAGCAAGTACGCTGTTGTCCGGATCGCGAACCTCACAGCTGACAGCGGCAAGGGTTTGACTGACGCGCTGCTCGAGGATGCAATGGCGATGTTTCCGAGCAGCATGCAGCCGACGATGATCTGCATGAGCCGACGCAGTCGCAAGCAGTTGCGGAAGTCACGCACGACTTACAGCCCGACGGGATCTCCAGCCCCGAATCCGATTGACTTTGACGGCGTTCCGCTGATCGTCACTGACAGCATCATCGACACCGAGACGCTGCTGTCCTGATCGTCATGCCCTGCTCGCTGGTCGGCCTTTCCTCCGGGGGCCGGCCAGTGGGCTCTTTCTCCTGAGGTCTCCCCGTGGTCACAGCAATTCAGGCAGCACAGCGAGCAGCGCAAGCAGCATCATTCCGAGTGCGGGGTGAGGCGGCGACGTTCGCACGTGGTGCCAATAGTTGCGAGTTGACGGCGGTGCGGGGCCAGTCAACATGGGAGCGATCCGAGGCGTACCAAGCGGTGCGGGTCGGGGATCGCTCGACAGACTGGATCGTCCTCGCTGCGGATCTGGCCATTAGCGGCACCGTGGTCACTCCGCAGCGGGGCGATACCATCACAGTCGACGACATTACATTCCGGGTTATGCCATTCGGACCGAGCTCACAGCTCTGGCAGTATCACGACCCAGAGCGGCGATATCTCCGCATCCATACGAAGGAGCGCGACTGATGGCAGCGCGTATCCGGACACTGGCGGCGGCACTGGTGACACAGCTGCAGGCCTACCCATCACTGCCGGCTGGCATTACGGTCAGCAGGCGACGGAGCTACACGGCGATCATCGACGAGGTGAGCGACACGCAAGGATTCCTGACGGTCATCTGCCCTCGAGTCGAGGACACCAGCAACCGAGGCGACGTCAGCGAGGACATCACAATCGCCATCGTCCTGACGGTGCGCTGCACGGCCGAGGCAGTCGCAGCATCGGACACCTACGAGGATCTGCTCGAGGGGCTGTGCGACCATCTGCGGACGTCGGCGACATATCGGCAGGTGACACTGTCCGGCAACATCGCAGCACGGCGGCGGTCAGTCTCGATCGCGACGACATGCGACGGCGAGATCCTCGACCAGATGGAGGTCTTTGTAGGCGTCATCGAAACCACATGGGCCGTCAGTGTGGGGAATCGAGCATGAGCGAAACCATTCGATTCCGGGCGAACATGAAGATGCGATTCACGCGGCGGCCAGACGGCACGGTCCGCAGTGAGCTCGGCATCACGGAGCGGCAAGCGAAGTTTTTCGACGTGGTCGGCGGCAGCATCAGGAAGGTCGCGAGGCGGTCACTCAAACGAGCGGCCCAGAAGAAGCTGTCGGAGCTCACGCCGGAGGAGCTCGAGCGATTCCGCCAGCGGCAGGAGTGGTATCAATTGGCATTGCGGCAGGGCTACGCGGCACGCAAACCGAGGCGACCCGACAAGATCTCACAGCCCGGCAAGGCGCCGTTATTGCACATGCAGCCAAGCCCGCTCAAGGATCGGCTCTTCTATGCGATCAGCGACGACAAGCAGTATGTCGTGGTCGGCCCCGAGCTCTGGAAAAAAACGGTCCGCAAAGCTGCGGGCGGACTGACAACGATCGAGCAGCTGGAGGATCGCCGGCCATTTATGCGACCGGCTTACAACATCATCGAACCCAAGATTCCCTATTACCTTGAAAGGGCCTTTAAGTAATGCCAAACGCAGCAGACGGTTCAGTCCTCGGCGACGATTGCAAGCTGTACTACTCGGCAACCCTCGGCGGTGCCGGAGCACTCACAGAGATTCCCGTGGTGATCGACGACGCCATCAGCAGCGAGCGGAGAGCGGTGGAAAGCAACTGCCGGGGGGATGCTGAGATTTCGGAGCACACAGGCAAGCCCAAGTACAGCATCAGCGCCAACATGCTGTTCAAGCGCGGCACGCCGGGCACGACATACGCAGCCATGCGGGCGGCCTATGTTGCCGGCACGGTGCACCACTACGCACTGGCCAGCGGCGCAATCGCAGACGTCGGCCAGGTGGTGTTCCGTATCGAGGGTCGCATCAAGTCGTGGAACGAAACCCGGCCCGACAATGACACGGTGAAGGTAGCGATCGAAATCGCTAAGGCTGCGGACAACAGCTACGCCAGCAACTACAGCACAGTCTCAAGCTGAGGAGGAGATCATGGCAGTGGTACTCGGACAGGTCGACGAGGTGGTGGTGACGCACGCAGACGGCACCACCAGCACAGTGAGGCTCAAGGTGATTGCAGTGGTCGGGGGCGGCCAGTCGCAGTCAGAACCAGCAACCACAACCGGAGGAACGGGAGATGGCTCAGTATCGTGACACAGCCGGCAAGGTGCATCCGGTCCGGATCAGCATCGCGGCACGCCAGCGTATCATCGACTCAACGGAGTGGGATGTGCTGGAGATGGCGCACAACCCGCAGCGGCTTAGCGAGTTCCTCGCAGCCATCCAGCTGGATGACACGCTGATTTACGAGGTCCTCGCAGCGATCGAGCAAGTTCCGTCGGCCACACTGATGGAGGCGGCGGACGGCTCGACGCACGAGGAGGCATCGACTGCGCTGCTGGAGGCCCTCGCCGATTTTTTCCCCAAGGGCAGCCCGATGAAAACCGGGCTGCAGGATCTGCTGGCAAAGGTGGAGGCAGCTCAGGCGGAGGCACGCAAGGCGATCAGCGAGCAGATCGAGGCAGCGGTGGAGGCTCTCGATATCAGCTCGATGGCATCGACTGCAGCGGCCCCGACGAATGGCTGACACGACTGCGGTGCATGACAGATCTGGATCTCGGGCCGATGACGCTAAGGCAGGCTCTGTGGGCTGTGCATCAGTCGCAGCGGCTGGGGGCTCAGCGGCTCGGGTCACTGATGGCGGCGATGTACAATGTGCAGCGGACGAAGCGGTCTGATCGGGTGTGGACGTGGCAGGATTTTTTCGGCGACTCCGAACGGCGCAGGCCCTCGGGTCGCGAGGTGCTGCTGGCTCAAATGGCACAGCACGCGCCGGGTGAGATTCAGTGGTTGGCGGGATACGGACCGGAGGTGCTGAGTGGCGAGCAGTAGAGCGATCGAGGCGGCTCGGGCCTTTGTGAAGATCTTTGTGGACGACACCCCGCTCAAGCGGGGACTGGCGACACTCACGACTCGACTCGCAGGTGCAGCCAAAGGTGTGGCAGGGATCGCAGCATCACTCGGTACAGCTGCAGTCGCAGGCGGCATTGGGCTGATCGTCTCCGGCATGAGTGCGGCGGCGGCCTCGGTGTGGCGATTCTCGGAGGCTGCTGCGGGCATTGACGACATCGCACAGCGGACTGGTGCGAGCGCTGAGGCACTGAGCCAGCTGCGGTATGCTGCAGAGCAATCCGGGGCGAATCTCGAGGCCGTCGAGAAGGGCATGCGCAAGCTGGGCGACGTTACGACGCAGGCAGCGGGCGGCAGCAAGTCGGCGGCGGCTGCTCTGGCCTCTGTTGGGCTATCTGCTGAGCGGCTGCTGGCCATGCCGGTCGAGGATCGATTCCTCGCAGTGGCTCAGGGCATCAGCCAGATTCAGGACCCGGCCGCGCAGGCCTCGGTGGCGATGGATCTGCTGGGCAAGTCTGGAGCAGATCTGGTGCCGATGATGGCCGACGGTGCCGGCGGAATCCGGGCCCTGATGGCCGAGGCCGACAAGCTCGGCATGACAATCAGCGGCGAGCAGGCCAAGGCGGCGGCAGCCTTCGACGACAAGTGGCAGGGGCTGGTGGCCACGTTGAGGAACGCCAGCAACATCATCGCGGTGGCGGTTCTGCCCTACCTGTCGCAGATGATCGACATGGTAATGTCGACATGGCCGGCCATCCAGACACTGGCCAAGCTGGTCGGTGAGACGCTGGTGGCCAGTTTCGGTCAGGCTTACGACGCGATCGGGCTCCTGCTGCAGCCATTCGCCGGGCTGGGCTCGGCAGTCTCAGATACACTCTCGAGCATCATGGGAGCACTCACAGCAGGCGACGTGGCAGCAGCGGCTGGCGTGTTTTGGGCCTCGCTCGATGTGGCATGGGCTCAGGGGATCGCGGCCATCTCCGATCAGTGGTACGCATGGCGGAATGGATTCCTCGACGTGTTCGACAACGCAACGGCAGCGATAGCCAAGGGCATGGTGAATCTGCAGGCGAATATTGTCGGGGCAACTGTAAATGCCATCGCAGACATAATGAACAAGTGGACCGAGTTTAAGTCGTGGCTGTCGAGCTGGGTAATTGCCGACATGGAAATCCTTGGCATTGTTGACAATGCGGAGGAGGTGCAAAAAACACTCGATGAAATGACCCGCGAGCAGACCAGCCAAGTGAGCCGGCAAGCCGAGGGCATACGGGTCGGGCTGGATATGTCTGCAGCTGAGCAGGTCGCAGAAATCCAATCACAGGCAGATCGCGATCGGCAGCAACGCGCGGATATGTTTGCCAGAAAAATGGACGAAGCAAACGCCCAGCTCGCGCAGGCCCAGCAGGCGTGGGCAAACTCAGTCGCGACAGCAGCCACAGCGGCGAGCACGGCGGCCAACCAGCCAGACGCGGCGACGACTGCGGGACGGAAGTTTGACGAGCTGATCGGCGAGCTGAAATCGGCGGACATCGCCACGCGAGTGGACAAGGCGGTGCAGCAGGCCGGCCCGGCTCAAGATCTCAGGACGGCTGGCGGTGCTGCGGCTCTCGGTCGCATCATCAATCAGGCCGGAGCACTGACAGCCCAGCAGCAGAAGGTGCTGATCGAGCAACGCGAGATTCAGAAGCGGCTTCTGGCAGTGACCGAACGCGGGTATCTAGCTTTCCAGGTGTGACATGACAGCGACGGCACGACTCTACAGGCGAGGCAAGTGGCAGCAATCCGAGGACGGTTCCGAAACCGTCGTCGATGTGTGGGAGGTGCGGACGGACTCCGAGACGGAGACAATCACAAACGTCGTCACAGCCACAGGCATCCCGGCCAAAGGAGCCAGCCACCCAGAGCGGACATCGGCCATCGTTGTCGAGCGGTCGGCGGACCATGACGACGGGGTGCTCACGCTGTGGTATGTGGAGGTCCGCTATAGCACGGCCATCACGACCCGGGAGGATGCGGCTTACAACAGCCAGCGCGTCAAGGGCGGCATGAGGTCGTCATCGATCGAGGTGCCGGCATTCTATGACACGCGGGGCTATCCGCTGGTCAACTCGGCAGGCGATCTCTACGAGGGACTCACTCGCAAGGTCCGGACGCGCACGGTGAACGTCACCTACAACGCGGCGACGTTCCCGGATTGGCTGTTTGAGCTGTCCGACACCATCAACGCGGCGGCGGTCACAATTCACGGGCGGACCTACGAGGCCGGCACGTGTGCCCTTCGTGATGTCGAGCTGCCAGACGAGCCAGAGCGGGACAAGAACGGAGCCTTGTACTGGCCAGTTAGCTACACGATCGAGATCAACCCTCTCGGCTATTATGTCCTGTTGCCCAACAAAGGCCCGAATGAACTGGTGTACCAGACGCGAGCAAACAGCACAGCCCCATGGGTGGACGGCACGAAGGCGACATACGACAGCACGACGGCCAGCAATCGACGCATCATCAAGCGCCCCATCCAGACGGAGGAGCAGCAGCAGACCGGCGGCGAGATCTGGCTGAATGCCGTGGGGCAGGCGACCAAGGTGCCGACATTGTCGGCCACGCAGCTCGGCACGGGATACATTTCAGCCGGCTCGAAAACCCTCACGCTTGCCACGGGAGCATTCGACTCGGCCACGCATGTCGGGGCGCTGGTGCGGGTGTTCGGCGCAGGCCCGAAGGGTCGGCCATTGGAGGCACGGATTAAGACTGTCACGTCGTCATCGGTGGCTGAGCTCGAGGGGGCGGCCTATACGACAGTCACTGTGCTGGCCCCGAAAGCCATCTGGCTCAGCGGGGTCATCGTTAACCAGTTTATCCTCGAGGACTCGGCAGACTGGTCCAGTCTCCCATTGCCGAACAACCAGCCATGACAGACGCGCGCCCGATATTGGTGACACGCGAGCAGGCGGCGGCCGTCGGCCAGCTGATCCGCTCGACCGGCGACGCCTCGCTTGGGGCGGTGCAACCGGGGATGGTCGGTCGCGACAGTGCGCTGGTGGTGGCACTCACTGCAGCCATTCCGGCGGGATCATCCGCGACGGTGTTGGCGAACATCATGCGGCTCGATGGCGACACGTGGACAGACACGAAGCAGCAGATCGCTGTGCGGTCTCTGAATGGTCTGGCGGTCAGCACGACTGGCCGACGGATCGCTCGCAGGGTCAGTACATTCGGTTGGTGTGTGGTGGAGACATGAGCGACCGGCGACGGCTGAGCATGACACGGGACAAGGCGGCGGCGCTGCAGTCGCTGCTGGCCAGAGTCAGCACGACAGGCAGGCTGCAGCCAGCAGCCCCAGCGGGTGTAATCAGACTGGCGGTGAAGATTCTCGCAGACGTCCCGGCAGGCAATTACCAGCAACACGACGCGGCCATTTTGAATGCAGCCGGAGCAGACACGCTGATGCGCGTGAAGGTGCGGCACGTCGGCGAAGGTGCAGTGGCGGCCAACACGATCGTCTATCCGGAGCCATGCGGCCAGCACGGTCTCTGCTATGTGCGGACGAGCAACGGCGTTCCCCAGATCGATTTCGGGGTGCGGCGATTCTGTCGACTGGTCGGACCCATTGCCGGCGAGATGACAGGCAGCAACGCCGAGAACACCGACTGGACTCTCGGGCAAACCATGCCTCAGAACTGGGTCGAGAATAACACGGGCGGGGCCTTCTCAGGCTACCACGCTCTATTCTCACTGGGCTCGACGCCAGACACAGCCGGCTCGGGGACACCGCCCAGTCTGCCGTGGACAGCTGCGGTGTGGGTGCTGCGGATGAAGCCGATGCGGTTCCGAGTCGACACGCCGGTCGGCCCGCAGTTCGGCCTGAATTACCGAGTGCGATATGCTCGATCAAAGCGGACGTCATGGCTGTTCAATTGCATCGAGGAAATCCAGCAGTCTTTCGGCAATGTCGGCATAGACAGCAAGACGGTCAAGAGCGGGTCGTGGGTGCATCCGATGACCATCAGCGGTGTGCAGGTGCCAGGCGCTGCGATGGTGTCACCCTCGACGTTATACGGTCGATTCACTGAGGAGAAGTCTGGCGTCACGAATCGGCAGTACACAGTCACCACAACGATCTCACATGCGC